CTGCAATGGCAGTTGACCCAACAGCAGACGCTGAAGCTATCCTTGCAATCGTTATGCCTACAATTGACGAAAAGTACAACGAACTTATTCAACTTATTGCTGAAGTTAAAGCAATGATTCCAACTCTTGAAGAAGAAGAAGTGGAAGTTACCGAGCAAAAATTATCTGCTCACGAAAAATTAATGAAGTTTAACCAATTTAACAAAGACTAAAAATGTCAAGAAAATTAAAATTCGATTTAGACATCGAAACAAACGCACTACTTTGTGCTAATCCTAACGAGTTCTACTCTCGTGCGTATATTACTGAAGATATCGTAGACAACTACCGTACTTTACCGGGTATCAAGTCAGCTACTAAATTAGCTAACGTAACTTTCGGTAACATCCTACAATCTTCTTCTTGTGCTTTCGCTGCTCCAACGGATGCATTGGATGCTATCGACATTGACGTATGTGCATTGTCAGCAATGGCTCAAATTTGTCAGTTCGACCTTGAGCAGTCTTTCCTTTCTTTGCAAATGGCTGCTGGTTCAAACGGAAGTTTTGAAGTTGCTTCTTTCATGTCTTACTATTGGGAGACAATGTCAATGCAAATTGGTGAAGATGTTGAGACGTTGCGTTGGCAAGGTGATACTGATTCAGTAGATAATCTATTGTCTTTGTGTGATGGTTATTTAAAAAGATTGTTGGCTGACGCTGATGTAGTTGATGTTGCTAATGTTGCTATTACTTCTTCTAACGTTATCGCACAATTGACTGCGATTTTGAATGCTGCTCCTGCAACAATCAAGCGTAAGAAAGCAGATTTACGTTTCTATGTTTCTTCTAACATTGCGACTGCTTACGAATTGGCTGCTGCTTCAGGTAACACTCAAACATTTGTTACTCTTCCTTTGGCTTTGACTTTCTTGGGTATTAAGATGGTAGTTGCTGAAGGTCTTCCTAACGATACTGCGGTATTGACTTTGAAGAATAACCTTATCTATGCTTTCGATTCTGAGTCAGATGCAAAAGCGTTAAGAGCAGTAAACTTGAATGATACAGTTGCTGAGCCATATTTGAGAACTCGTGCAAACTTGAAAGTTGGATTCTGGTATACTAACCCAACTGAAATCGTTCTTTATTCTTAAGAACTAGTTTTATTAATTAACTAAAAAGGGTGGGTGGATTCGCCTACCCTTTTTTAATATATAAAAAAAATGGCAACTTGCAATACAATAACAACAATAACTAAAGGATGCGACAACAATATTGGTGGCATTCAAACAGTTTACATAAATGACCAAAGTGAAGTAACTGCGGTAACTGTAGACGAACCTAATTGGGAAATAACTGCAATCACTAACGGAGACCCTTTTATTCCTTTCGAATTTAAGCGTAATACGGGTAACTATGTTGAAGACCAAGCGAATGATTTGATTAATGGCTCTTCATTCGTAACTGCTACTATTACTTTAATGTTTCACCGTAGAGAAGCAGCAAAATCTCGTTCTATCAAAATCTTAGGAGAAGGTCAAAGAGACCTTGCTATTATCGTTTTAGACGCAAACGGTAAATATTGGTATTTCCCGAACGCACAAGTAACTGCGGTAGCTGAAGGCTCAGGAACTGCTAAAGCAGATGGAAGTAAGTATTCAATTACTATCGTTGCTGAATCAGAGAATTTAGCTTACGAAGTTGACCCTACTATCATTGCTGGTTTACTAGTTTAAAAGTAAACTTTGCTATCCTCACCCTCACTATTATAGTGGGGGTTTTTTGTTTTATAACAAATCGTAATTAAAGACCATTATAATATATGATATACTTAGAAAAAGATTCGCTTAATACTTTTGTACTCACGTTAACTGAGTCATCTACTATTTCGAATCCTACCTATCTATTTTTATTCCAAAATGAATTTAATAAAAGTTCACAAGGCTTTCAATGGGTAGGAGTAGATACTTCAGACTATAAAGAAAGATACAATTTGTTTGAGTTAACGGAGAGCGTAGATGCGACCTTTGTACTTGGACAATATACCTATACTGTTTACGAATCTGCCGACCCTATCGTCATTGTAGACCAAGATATTGATTACTATACTGGTTTAAATGTAGTAGAAGAGGGCAGAATGGTTGTCGCAGGAGTAGTAACAAACACAATTTACGATTAATGAAGATTTTAGGATTTGAATTCGGTGCAAATAAAGCCGTAGAAGTACAAGAATTAGGAGGGTATCAAGCATTCTCTACACCATTCTTAAAAGTAGGAAAAGGAGATTTATCTTTACCTTACGTTAATGCCCGTTTAAACGTTGGTAACTACGTTAGATTTGGAAACGATAACTTATACCCTCAACTACTAAATCAAATGTATTACACGTCTCCTTTGCATGGTGCGGTAGTAGACTTTAAAACAAATGCAACAGTTGGAGGTGGTTATGAATTGCAATATTCTGCGACTTGTTCACCAATGGAAAAGGTAGACATCTACGCTTTTGAAAAGCGAATGAATCTAAAGAAGATTTTACCCGCAGTAACTAAAGAAAAAATAATTCATGGTAGAGTATACTTTCACTTGCGATTCAATCAAACGGGAACGCTAATATTTTGTAAGCACATTGCAGCGGATAAGGTACGAAAGAATGCTACAAACGATTTATACTACATCTGCGACGATTGGTCTACTCAAATAAACATACAAACAATCAAGCCTTATAGATTCAATACTAAAGACCTTGAGTTCTTATATTGTTATGAGGACTATTCAGTTGGTCAAGACGTTTACACTTTACCTCAGTATTCTTCTTGTATGAATTGGGCTTTTTTAGATGGTGAAATGTCATATTTACAAAAGTCAAACATTCAAAACTCTATCTTCCCATCTTTTGCAATGATGTTTCCGAAGAAACCACAAAACGAAGAAGAAAAAAACTCTATTAAAACTACAATCGATAGAGCCAAAGGAGCGACAAATGCGGGAAAAGCAATTGCATTCTTTGCTAACAATAAAGAATCATTACCAACGATTGAAGCTATTCCTACGAATTCAAACGATAACTTGTTCCAGGTTACTACGGAAAGCATAGACTCAAAGATTTGTCAAGCGCATATCATTGACCCTATTTTAATGGGAATTCGTGTAAGCGGTAAACTTGGAAGCGGTAGCGACATCAAGCAATCTTATGTAATTTTTGAAAAGAATAGTATCATTCCTTTGCGTAATTCAGTCGAAGAAATCTTTAACGAGATTTTAGCTATTTGCAACATCAATGCAAAATTAGTAATTAATAATTTCCAAATCGTTAACGATACGATTGTTGAAATGGATGAAAGAACAAGTGAAATTTCTAACATTATTGCAAATGTAAATCCAGCTTTAGCTTCTAAGTTAATTGATTCAATGACTCAAAACGAGTTGAGAGAATTACTAGGATTAAAACCAATTGAAACACCTCCTGCATTATGATTTACTTTGTAACTGAAAATTACCTAAAAACACAAACGCCAATTACTGCAAATATTGACGTGAATAATATTGTACCTTTCATAAAGACTCAAAGCGACATGAGAATAATGCCTATTCTAGGTACTTATTTTTATAACTACGTTTTGGCCGCTTATAACAATCAAACATTAACAGTTGACGAAGAAGAATTAGTTACTTACATTCAACCCGCAATTGCATGGAGGAGTGCTGAAGATGCAGCTTTTGGTTTATCGTACCAACTTAAGAACAAAGGAATCCAAACGCAAAATGGAGACTATTCGAATAACGTAAGTCAAGGAGAGGTCAACTTTGTTCAGGACCATTACGCACAAAAGGCTAGTTTCTACGAGTCAAGACTTTGGAAATACCTAGACATGAATAAAGACTTATTCCCTAACTTTATTTCACCTTTAAATAGAGATTCGGACATTAGACCATCGGTACAACAAACGCAAGGATTTAACGATTCAATACTATTTTTATAAATAAACCACAATGCTTGAAATTTTAGAAACAATTAAGAAACATGGTGCTTTAGGAATGACTGTCATCGCATTGATTTGGATGAACTCCAGGTTGACCTCCGTTGAAGATAAACTATTCAATTGTCTAAGCGCAAACCAAGAAATACGTCAAGCATCAACGCATAGCAAGGTGGAGATTAAAGAAAAACTACTTGCGATACTCCCAAATGAAAGAAAAAATAAAAGAGTTATTTCGTGATACTTTAAAAAAGGAAGGCAAATGGTCAAGAACTTCGCTTACAATGTTTACTTCTTTTTCTATTTGTGTGCTTGTTGGCTTAATAGATTTTTTTATGCATGGTTTTAATACTGAAGTTTTCTTCGGTTTTCTTTCAGTTGCGGTAGGTAGTAAGATTTCAGATTCATTCAGTAAAAAATTAGAAAAATGAAAATAAATTTCTCTCATTTAATAGCATTTATTTGGGCTTGTTTAATCTCAATCCTTTGGCTTATATTTATGACTGGCTGCTCCGCTTCGTATCATTACGGAAAAGCAGTTAAAAAAGGAATGAGATGTGAAACAATTTCCGATACAATCGAGATTCAAAAGATTGATTCAGTCTTCATAAATAACGAGTGGGTAAAGTATGTTACCAAGTATGACACAATAGTGCGTTACAATGAAGTTTTTGTGCCTAAAACGAGACTACAAGAACGTCTGATATATAAGATTAAACGAGATTCAATTGAAGTTGTAAAATATAAAGTAAAAACTGAGTATAAAACAACCAAGAAAAAGTGGAATTTCCCTATTAAAATTCTAATTATTTGTTTTGCGCTTGGATTTGTGATAGCTTTGGCAAAAGTTTATTTAAGAAGATAGTGCATTACGTTGCACAATTAAGTATATTTCACCAACATTAAGCAGAAATAACTATTGAAAGTGTGATATATTGCACAATTAATATGTTTACAGTAAACAACTAAATGTAAATAGATGCTGACAACGAAAGAAATGATTGCCAAATATGGCGCACCTAATCCTGAAGGGACTTATTTAAAAACTATTGTACTACCTTATCCATTTATTTACGATGGTAAACCCGTTTCTAAAATGCGATGCCATAA